ATTTCCTTAATAAACTTATAGATACATTCGATGTTTAATAAAAATAAATCTATACATTTTTTAAATACGAACTCACCATTATTGTACATCATTAAATAATGACCATTAATTGGATCTTCTTTGTCTAATTTATCGACTATTATGAATCCAAATGTATCAGTATTGCTGTTTGCTAAATAATATATGTCATAATATGAATTATATTTAGCTGCGAACATCAACTCATGGTCACGATACTCATTTTTCATTGTTACTTTTGCTTTCATCTTATTACCTCACAAAATATGTTACTTTGTAACCAACACTATTACTGAGTTACATGGAGATAATATATGGTTATTTTCTAATTATTATCAGTACTTCCAAAGCCACCATCTCTTATAGTATCAACTTCATCCCCTACTACTTTATGGAATTGAGTGAAAATACCCTGACAAATAGCAGTTCCCTTATCAAAGTCTAAGTATCTTGGAATATCCATTGTCTTATATGGGTGTAATGGTTTACCTATCTCATCACCATCTATACTAATATATCCAATCTTATCTGTAGCAAATCCATCATATATGATTTCTATCATTATATGACCTTCATTACTACTATTATAGTAATCAGCATCTATTATTCCTACAGTATTTGCAAATACCATATGATACTTAAATCCGTGTCCACTTCTTGGGAATAACTTAAGTACTAAGTCACTATCCATTTGACATCTAATTCCTGTTGGAACTATAATTACTCCACCTTGATCAATACTAATCTTATGTGGTAAAAAGAAATCATAACCTGCTGAATCTCTAGTTCCTCTTTCTGGTAATTTGATGTCATCATATATCTTTTGAAGTTTATTATCCAAATCATTAGTATTACTTAAACTAGGATAATACTTAAGTAAATCTGCCTTATACTGCTCAAAAGATACTTTTTCAAATTTATTCATTTTTTATTCTCCTTAAATAATTTAATCATTTACTTATTGTATTATAAACTATAAAACACAATGCATTAATAGTTAGAAATATGAAAGGAAATTATATCAATGATTAACAAACTTAATCGAAATATGATAAATGATATAGAAGCCTCTTTTCAATTATTGAAAGAAGATAAATCTAATCTTGAAGCAATTGATAGAATAAAGAAATCATTGGAATCAGGATTACCTGATTTTGTCTTTAATATATCAGTAACTCCTATAGAGAAGAATGAAAGAGATTTATATTTTATTATGTCAGTATTTCCAGATGAAAGTACTGTAGATAAGATAATCACAAGTATTACTAATGATGATACAGATATTCAAGCTATTCAGAGATTATGGCAATTGAATAAGGTTTGGAATATAGAGATTGATGAAAGAATATTAAATGCTAGACCAATAGGATTTACTCCAAGCGAATTAACAGCAATGTTACTTCATGAGATTGGTCATATAGTAATATCTACATCTATCCCATCAAGAGTATCTATAATAATTAAGTATGAATTGCTTAAATCTAAATTCAGTAATAGAATGATGTTGAAAGATAAGATATTTAGAAGTATTTTATCTATTCCAATATTAGATGCTTGTGTATCTGATTATACAAGAACTGTTTCTAGTATTAAAGATGAAGTAGAAGCAGATTCATTTGCTGCTAAGATGGGATATAGAAGAGATTTAATAACAGCATTAAAGAAAGTAATGGTTGTTAGTAAATCAGCAGGTCAGCAATCAGTAAATGATAAAATAGTAAGTGGAGTTAGATTAGCTTTATCTACTGTAAGTGATTTAGAAAAAAGAAATATTGAATTAAGTAAGAATAGATTATTTGGTTTTAGAGAAGAAGCATCTTCTCAATATATCAAAGATTTTGTAGAATCATATATTGATAAGATATATGGTACTGATGAGAGTAATTCTACTTTCACAAATAGAAGACTTGATTACTTTATTGAGTGTGGTCAGAAAACTATTCAAGATGGATACTATACAGAATTCTTCTTATTTAAGAAAGAATTAAAGAGAATAGACCCAGTTGAAATAGATTATATTGGAAGTAAGATTAATACTATTCAAGATGAAAATGATAGAATGATGATTATTTCATATATTCATCATAAACTTGATTTAGTAGATTATTATATAGAAATAATGTCTAATGAGAAGACAGCTTCTAGATATAGTATACCTCATACATTACAGCAATTGATAAAAATAAAAAATGTATTACTGGACTATAGAATCAGAGCTCTTAAACAACCTCTTCCTTTAAAGAATAAAGGATTATTGGTTTCTTGGGCTGATGGTTATGAAGGTTAAATAAAGATAAATAGAATACATAAGTATTTGATTACTTATGTATTCTATTAACTATTTTTGATTCATTGAATTTAGAATCATGCGATTCCATCCACTCTATAGTAATTTCTACTCTAGGTTTAACTGAATAGAATTTTTTAGATACTCCTTCTATTATTAGAGAATCATCTTCTAATACAAATCCTTGTATCATATCACAATATGCTTTAGCTAGATTATCCCAATCTGGTTTAGATATAGGTCTAATAAATCCTAGCTCTGCTAAAATCTTATCTACACTAGACATTGATTTTGATATAGGTAAATAAGATACACATTCTATTTTACAAGGGGTTGTGATAATTTCTAATTCTTGGTCTTTAATAAACTCTTTAAAGAATTTTTTATTATCTGATGCTCCTTTTACATAGAATATGCCATTCTTACCACTTCTTGGTCTAGGTGTAGCTTTTGGTATTAAGTAGAGAATAAATGATTTCTTTTTCCATTTAATAGAATTAATCCTTTCTATCTCATCATATACTTTCAATTTACTCCTACTTAAATTTGTTTGTTTTAAGAGATACTCAACTCTTTCATTATTATATTTTGGAATATCTCCATATAGTTTGTCATATTCTTTTCCTACATTCATAAAAATCCTTACAAAATTGGTGCTGCAAACTTTAATGCTTTATTTAATGCATTATGTGCTGCTTGATTTATACCTGCAGATATATTATTAGGTATATCTCTAACAGAACCCATATATACATCAATTAAAGTTTTCCACTTTAACTTTAAGTTTGGTGCAGTTAAATCTAATCCACATGCAGTTGCAAGATATTCTACTAATGAAGTATTTTCTATAAACATAGTAGGCGAACTACTTGGTGACATCATCAAATCTGAATATAAGTCATTTATCTGAATAGTAACATCTACTTCTGATGGAAGACCAGATGTACTAAATGAATCAGCTACTTTCTGTATACTTATAGAACTTGCTATTCCTAGATTACATGTAAAGGTATTATTTACATATGCTTTCATTAAGAATGGTGAATTGAATGAGTTAGCAGATTGCTGTCTTGGCATAACAAGAGCTAATAAATGCATCATCGGTACAAATATATCATGATAATATCCAAATCTAGTACCATATGGTGTTTTTAAATGTACAGTAAACGAGTAACTCTTCGAGTATTCACTATTTTGATAAATATCAGGAATAATTAAGTTATTTCCTTTGAGAGTTTCAGAACCTAAGTTAACTATTCTTCCTACTGCTGAACTAATTCCATTTGTACCAAGAATGGCACTAACACCACCTTGCATTGCAGATGTAACTCCTTCAGTAAACCCAGCTAATGTTTGACTATCAACACCACCAGAGTTTGCCATGAATGCTACTTCCTTAAGCATAGAAGAACCTTGGTCTAACATACCCTTGAATGTAGAAGCACCAGTACTGTTTGATAAACTTTCATCTGGTGATACATCTGAATCTATATAGAATTGAACATAGTTGAAGTTTCTAGCTAAATCAGTTAATGATTCTTTATTACTACTTTTATCACTATCTTTATTCCTATTATGTATATTTCTTTTAAATACTCCACCTAGTCTACGACCAAAGCTACGAGTTGCACTTTCATTCCATTTATAATGAGTCCAGTTATAAAACTCAAAATCACCTCCACCACTACCATCAGGCAATCCTTCGGTATCATCTCCTAACTGTAAGAAAGATGCACCTACCCTACATAAAATATTTACATATTTCATATATTCTGCATATGCTGGTTGGAAGTCATATAACTTCATATCTTTTTCATCTGTTGCTCTTGCGTCTAAAACACCAAAATCAGAACCACTAAGCAATGCTTGAGCTGTACTCATTTTTTTAGCTTTATCACCACCTGGTAGAAATGATGGGTTTCCAGGAATCACTGTACAAACAGGTGCTTCCAATAATATATTTTCTGTAAAATTTTTACCAACTGATGTTGAAATTCCATCTACTCTTGGGTCAACGATTGGTGGAAATTGATAAGGTATACCAAATAATCTCATTGATAGATGCGACGCATCTCTAAGAGTTTTTACAGCACCAGAAGAATGTCTTCTTCTACTTGCAGTAGAAGACTTACCAGATTTTTTATTAGTACTCTTTTTTGATTTACTTTCTTTTTTTAAGGTTTGTTTTTTCTTAGAGCTCGTAGAAGATTTACTTTTACTTCCACCACCTCTTTTTTTAACGCCTTTAGCCATTTTAATACCCACCTTTATATAAAATAATGGATAACCTTAGGTATTTCTAAGGTTATCCACTTGTTTTTTTGGTTGATTAATATCCACCCTTTGCTATAGCTCTAGCACTCATTTCATTTTTAGTAACACCATTTGTAGCAACTGTATTAGCATTAAAATTTTGAGCTGTATTTCCATTACCACCAGTTAGAACTATATTATTGGTTCCACCATTAACGGAAGTATTCTTTAAATTATTAAGCATATCCAATTTACTTGATGCACTACCTGTATTGACTGCAATAGTAGCTAATATTTCAAGAGCATTTATTAAAATTTCTTCTGTTGAATTTTCTGGAGTAGTACTTATATAGTTTCCTATATTAGTTGAGCTATTTGTTGTAGATGACAACAAATCACTTGTTGATACACTAGCTCCAAATCCACCAGTCATAGAAGACTTAGCTTTTGACCTAGCTCTATGAACTCTATTTCTATCTCTAGTAGATAAATTACCGTATCCACCTTTTCTAATACCAGTTCCTGAGCCACCAGTACTAGAAGCTGCTGTAAGACCATAATCAAGATACTTACTCATTGCTTTACTTATATTTGGTCCCCATTGTTTATCAGGTATCTTACCGTCTTTATCTACGAATGCATATCCTATCTTAGCACCACCACCAAGTCCTGACATATCTAAAATAGATTTTTCATTTCTCTTATCGTAATATACCCTGTTAAGATCAAAAGCATATCCATTAAATGCTTCACCAACATTTGCCCATTGTTTAGCGTTTCCACCTGGATTTACATTAGTAGCACCCCAACCCCAAAGGTTAAATTTATCCCTTGCAATTCTACTTGTTCCTAAACCAGATTCTTGAGTAGCAATTCCTAATAATGCAAGTGCACTAATTCCATATTTATCCTGAGCAGCCTTGATTGCTGCAGCATCGGATACTTTAACTACAGAATTCTTACCAGCTAATCTAGTAGAAATTATCTTCTCAATACTATACTGATCTAACATTGGAAGTTTCTTAACATCAGTTTTGTGTAGTATATCTGCTGATGTAGATGGTATCTTTTGACCGCTAGATACTGCTGTTGGGAATCCAGTTGCTTCAGATGAAGCTGCTGTAGTATTAGATTCTCCAGCTACAGGTAATCCAGCTGTTGGATTAAGTATTGGGTTAATTACTGATGAGTAATCACTATTTGAGAAATCTCCAGCAATAGCTCTAGCACCAGCTTCACCTGCTAATCCTGAGAATAGTGAGGATAACTGACTGAATTTGCTTTGAGGTTGCATACTTCCACCCATTGTAGTTGTAGTAGCACCACCACTACTTGGTGTTGAAGAAGCTATTCCAGAAACATCACTTGATATACTCGATGGGTCTGTCATATTAGCATCGACAGTTACATCGGTTGAACCCCAACCTAAAATACCACCATCGCCAACAGTTCTTGTTTTAAAACCAACAGCACCACCATCACGTTCTATCTTGTTATCAGGAGATGTATTTCCTTCTATAGTATATACAGTGCTTCCATTTACACCAACAACAACTCCAGTATGTGATCTCTTATAGAAGATAACGTCACCTGGTTTTGGAGTTTGGTTTGGTTGTAGCCATCTACCTGCTTTCTTAAATCTACTTACGTTTTCTGCACATCCTGCAGTAGTAGCACCGAATAATGTATTAGATGCAACTACTTTATCACCACCAGCAGCCTGTTGGAATACCCATGCTACGAATGTAGCACACCAAGGCTGTCCGTTTGCGTGTCCAACATCACGAGCATATTTAGTAAAGTTATTAGGTCCTTTTTGTCCAGCAGCATCAGCTTTCTTATCATCAAGATTTCTTGTACTTGTCTTCTCAAGATATCCTAATTCACCCTGAGCAACTGCAATAATCTTAGATGATGTAATACCACCTCTACCACCCCATTTAATAGTGGTATTTTTAGCTTGACCCATTTGTTTTACCATATATGGATCCATATTACCTACAGACCATGCTGATATTGTATTTCCGTTCAATTGCTTAGGAGATACTGCTTTTGAATATCCTTTACCTCTAGGGTCATTTATCAAGATATTTCCATTACTATCGTGTCCTACAGCAACAACATAGTGTCCTGCATTAGTATAGGTGCTTCCACCTTTTCCTAATAAGACAACTGGGTTACCTGAAGCAACTCCTCTAGAAATATCATATCCGCTAGGGTTATCCATCTGAGAAGTAGATAGTCCACTTATTGCTGCAGCTTGACCAATAAACTTACTATTTGTACCAGTATTATCTCTATTACCAGTCATCTTAGCCATATTAGCCATTTGCATAGGTGTAACTTCCTGTCTTGCTTTAGCTGTATTAACAGCCATCGCCATTGCAGTAGGTCCACAACCTGCATCACCCATAGTAGCATTATCTGCACCCATATTATAAGCTTTACCAGCCCATCTTGGGTCATTCTGTGAGAAGTATGATGCACCGTTTACCATTTCACCAAATCCACCATAAGGAAGATTTTTAGAAATACCTTTTCCGTATCCACCAACTCCATTACCACCTTTGCCACCACCAGATAGCCATGATGTAAATTTACCCCAAGCATCCTTAGCAGCATTGATTCCTTTATCCATTAAGCTCTTGGCTTTATCACCAATACTCTTAGCAGCATTTGATATACGATTATCTTTTACTTGTGCTTCACCTTGAGTAAGTAAACCTGAAGAAATCATTTTCTTGACATCATCTTCTGGTATATTCTCTTGGATAATATCACCAAGTGGGTTGTAGTATGTGAATGTATTTCCGAATTGTACATAGTATGAGCCATCATTGTAATACCATGCAGTCTTCTTTGTTTTCATACCTAAAACACCAGCAATCATTCCGAGTCTATCTAAACCTTTGTCAATAGCTTTCTTAAAGAATGCTGAAGTTCCTTCACCAAGTTTCTTAGCTACATCACCAAATAAACCAGTAACTTTACCCCATTGCTCTTTAAGTATTGACATATTGGCACTATACTTAACACCCCATCTCTGTGCTAATGGTATCTCACCTTTTACAAGCAAACCAGATGCAATCATGGTATCAACTCTTTCTCTATCGACACCTTCACCCATTAAATCACCAGTAGATGTATAATGGTTATATTTCTCACCAGCTTGTACATAGTATGAACCATCTGAATCAATCCAACATACATTCATAAGCATTTTGAATTTAGATACAGCTTCATCTTTTAATGCATTGAATCCACCTTTAAGTATATTTCCTAATGGTCCAGCAACATTCTCTTTGAAGCCATTCCATAAACCTGATAGAGTTGGGCTTATTTTACTCCATGCATCACTAAGAGCTTTCTTACCACCCTCAATCATCTTTTGTCCATCGGATTTCTCTACTTCATAAGTACCTTTCGTTAATTGACCTGTAGTAATCTTAGCCATAAGTACATCTTTTTCAATGCTATCTTCAAGTAAATCACCGTTTGCACTATAATGCTTACCATCACCAGTATAATAAGATCCATCAGCAGCATAATAGCAAGTCTTCTTCTTACTGAATAATTTATCCAGTAATACAGCACCTAATGGTCCACCAATAACGGCACCAACAACTCCAGCTTTATGCTTACTTAAGAAATCTCCAGCATTCTTAATACCATCTGATATACCTTTCCATGCATCACTAAGGAATTTAGAAGCATCTTTCCAAGCACCAGATAATACCTCTTTAGCTTTACCAGTAATTTCTTCAAATTTAGATTTCTCAAATGTATAAGTACCTTTTTCTAATTGACCACTATTTATCATGTACTGAAGTCTAGTGCTTTCAATCTTATCAAGTTTAGTTCCATTAGCTGTATAATGCTGACCAGTTATATCATAGAAAGAACCATCTGCATCATAGAATACATCTTTTTCTTTATTAAATAATTTATCTAAACCAGCACCAATAGCAGTTCCAACAGGTCCGCCTAATAAAGTTCCGATAATAGCACCTTTATGCTTACCAATAAATTTTTTTGCGTTACCAGCTAACTCTGCAGCCTTACTTGCAACTTTAGCACCGAATCCTTCTTTCTTATTTTCAGTCATTGTAGAAGTATCAATAGACTCTGCACTAACATAGCCTAAATCAGAACCATCAGCTCCAGTAACTTGATATGTACCATCTTGGTTTTTCTTGTAGGTATTTCCTTTATCGTCTGTATAACTAGTTTCACCATTCCAGAATTTACCAAGTTTAAAGCCAGCTCCTTTAACAGCTTTACCCACAATAGTAGCACCCTTATCCATAAGAGAACCATTCTTCTTAGTGTTCCAATCTAAGAATGAATCATATGATGCTTTATAAGTACCATTCTTCACTCCTTCTTCGAACATCTCATAAGTTACTTCTGGTCCTATGATACCAGCTTTCTTCTGAGTTTCATACTGTTGTCGTAGCTTCTCATCTCTTTCACCAATATAAGCAGTATGCCAATCATCTTGAGCAGCATCTAACTTCTTAGCTTTTTCTGAATCAGAACCAACTATTACTTTATAAAGACCAACAGCCATCGAATGTAATAGGTCTACACCCATTATTCCACCAACTAGGTTAAATACTACATCTATAATACTACCTAATAGAGTACCAGTTGCAGCACCAAATACACCAGCAATTATTTTCATAGTACCATCTACTTTATCTGGAGGTACTTGGAAAAGTTTAGCTGTTCCACTAACACCATTGATAGCATTTAATGAAGCAAAAGCAACTTCTGTTAATCCTGCTGTAACAGCAGCACCAGTTACATGAGCTCCAGTTATTGCAGATATCTTAGCAGCTATTTTTTCTGCTAAATTATCCCAGTTACTTTTAAGAGCTTTTATAATAGCACTAGGTCCATATTTGAATACTTTCTCAGTTGCTTCTTGACCAGTCTTCTTTGCAAATTTCTCAGTAATGAATTTGAAGAAATCATCAATGTATTTACATACCTTTGATAATAGTCCATCACCAGCTGCAGCTTTCTTTTCAATCAGTTTACCGATATCATCAGCTACTCCACCTGCTTTATTCATTGCTTTAGTTACAATACCATTCTTACCAGTAACAACTGTTTCGTATATCTCTGAATTATCTGCTAAACCATTAGCTGCATATAAAGCAGCCTCTGCAGCATCATCTACATTTCCTTTTACGACCTGAGTTAAAGTTTCTTTACCGAATAAAGCATTACCGACTTTACCACCAATATTTTTGATAGCTCCGCCGACCATATTCAATCCTTTACCAATACCTTTAGTGTAAGTTTTATTACCTAATAATGCTCTACCAGCACTAATTCCTAATTTAAGTCTACCTTCAGTATGATGAGTAGCTTCACCTTTAGAATTAGTAAATATATTACCTTTCTTAATTTCATCTATCTCATACTGGGCTTGTTGACCCACTGAATTACCGTTGGTTCTTGCACCATTCTGTTGAGTCCAAGTAGCATCTTTTACTGCATCACCAACTGTACCACCAACAAACTCGGCAATCTTACTACCAATACCAGCAATTCCATTAATTAAAGCTCCCATCATTCCTGGGAAGTTTTTAATTAACCAGCCACCTATTAGTAATGCACCAGCTGTAATAAGACCTTTCTTAGAGAAGATAGCGTCCCAGCCTTTCTTGAAGTTATCAATAGCACCACCATTATCTTTAGTAGCTTTAACCATATCTTCACGATATTTCTTTTCTTCAAGTTTAGCTTTCTCTTCTTCTTTTTCTTTTCTTATTTCACTAGCAGTTTTTGCTTCATCTAAAGCTTTCTTCTGATTATCAGTAGCCATATCTTCTCTGGCTTCTACTAATATCTTAGCAGCATCTGCAGCAGCAGCAGCGTGCTCAGCTGAATTTTTAGCAGCTCCAACTGCAGTATTAGCATTAACCATTCTAGCTTCTCTATCTTCATCAGAAGCTTCTTCTGCACTATTATCTTTTTCTTTTTCTTCTTTACTATTAAAGAATGAACTAAAAGTTCTTCTACCACGTTTAACTGCTCTTGTAGCAGCTTTAGTAGCTTTATTAGAAAGAACTTCAACACCACTCTTACCGACATTAATAAGCTCAGCTCCTGCTTCACCTACTAATGATAATCCATTTTTAATAAGACCACCAACGAAGTGCTGTTCTACATTTTCACCAGATTCTATAGCAGCATCTTGTACTTCATCAACATCATCTGCTTCGACATTATCTTCAGTACCAGTCATTTCTAATAACTTAAGATATGCTCTAGGGTCATGTTGTTTTAACCACAATCTAGCTTCTTTACTATCCTCATCAAATTTACCATAAGTTTTATCCATGATAAATTTAGTAACTTTATCAGCTGTAAAGTATTTCTTAACTCGTTTTAGCTCATTAAGTAAATGAGAACCTTTGAAAGCTTTTTTAACTCCTCTGGTAGCATTAACAACAGGTCTAGCAATATCATTACCGATTTGCGAACCAATAGTAGGAGTACTAATCTCTCTACCATTTGCTCCCTCAATAGCATTACCAATCCTTGTTCTTAATTCATCATCAGTAGTGCTTTCATCAAACATGATACCCATGCTCTTAGCTTTTTCTCTAAGGTCATCAGTATTCATTGCGTTTAATGCACTCATTGCATTAGCAGCTTGAGCTGTATTATTTACAGCTTTAGATTCACCTTTTATATTAGCAACGATAGCAGCAACTGCATCTGATATATGCTTCAAGAAGAATACTTGCTTATCATCAGTAGTAAGTTTATTAACATCTGCATTAGCAAGTTGGTCTATAGTCATATCACGAGAGTCACCTTTTAACTTAGCGAATGCTCTTGGGTCATTAAGCTGTAACCATTTTCTAGCTTCATTACTATCAGCACTAAATTGACCTTTAGTTGCTTTAGCTATTATTTTAGCATTTGCATCATGTTGCTTATTAGCTTCATACTCTTCTCTTATTTGCTTTTTCTTCTCTTCATAATCGGCTTTACTTAATCTCATTCGCTCACTAAGAGAACCAAATAATCCGTTTTCTCCCATTTGCTCTCTGAAATGCTCAGCCCATTTAGAATTAGAGAATCTTTCTCCAATAGTCTGGTCACCTATCTTAACATTACCAATTGCACCACCAACTTTTTTACCAACAAACTTAGCAGCATCAGCTACTTTGCCCAATAATAAGAATGGTGATTTAAGTATATTAAAAAGACCTTTGAAGAGTAGTTTAATACCACTAGTAATTCCAGTTTTAATTAAGTTACCAACATCTTTTACAAATCCTTTTAGTAATCTAACAGGTAATAAGTTATCAAATTTCTCTTTAAGATTAAATGCTTTTATCGTAGCCATGATAATAGCACCTGGTGCTTTAGCTGCTGTAGATAAAGCAGTATAAACTGTATGTACTCCTTTAGATAATAACTGTCCAGCAGCATCTGTAATAGGAGCAAATAAGTCTTTTACTTCTTTAACTATACTTAAACCAATATTCTGTAGCATTCCACCAACACTACTGGTTACACCAGATACCCATCCACCTAATTTATCAGCTACAAATTCTGCAGCAAATCCAAGAGGTGCAAGTATCTTATGTTGTAATACATTTAATCCATCAGCAACCATGAATTTGAATTCTGTCTTTAATGGTCCTAATATATTTGCATTGATATAATTACCAATAACTCCAAATATACCTTGTCTTTTAGTCTTTGTACCATCACCTAAGTTTAATCCATCTTCTTTACCAAGGAAGAACTCTTTTAAGTTTTTACCTTGAGAAGCTATTCCTAGACTTAAACCTGCTATAGCTCCTACTATAGGTCCACCCATAAGTGCACCCATAACACCACCAGCAACAGCACCTGTACCAGCCATTCCTAATACTTGAGTACCTTGTTCACCAAGAGCTTCAGTTTCTTTTCCAGAACCTGCGAAATGTGAAGACCATGCATCTTTAATTCCTTGCATGAATCCTTTTTGACCTTTTTCAGGGTCACCTAACCAGAATTTCTGGAATACATCTGATTTAGTTATGATACCACCAGCAAGTCCCATGATAGCTCCACCAACAGGACCACCAACTAAAGTACCTAATAAACCACCACCAGTTAACATTCCTCCTACAGCACCTACTGCACTAGAACCAATTAAGTGGTCTTTATTATCTTTGAAGAATTGCTGTGTTTGTTTTGATATAAGACCTTTTACCTCATTACCATTTTCATCTTCTCCACCAAATAAGAATTTTTGGAAACTCTTACTTCTAGATAAGAATCCCGTAATAGCACCAATACCAGCACCAATAAAAGGACCACCAATTACAGTACCAAGCATTCCACCCATTGATATTCCACCAATGGCTCCTACTGCAGCACCAGTAGCACCAGCATCTGCATTATCTTTAAGGAATCCCAGTACTTGCTTAGCTTTATTTTTTCCTTCTTCTAATGAATCTTTAGCATCTCCATCACCAAAAAAAGCTTGAGACCAACCAGTAATTCCAGAGATAAATGTATCTTTTATCTTTTCGAATACACTAGGACCTTTCTTTGATGGGTCATCTTTATATTCTCCAGTTTCTGGGTCTTTTACTTTACCAAATAATTTAGCAACAATTCCATCTTTAATAGAAGTACCTATTGAAGCAAAATTGTCTCTAACTTTATCTATAGTATCATTAAAGAATCCTTTTACTTTATTATATAAATCTGATAATACTCCACCTTCATATTTATTAGTCTCTTCGTTTTTAGTACCGAAGAAAAATAATTTAGCTTTAGTAGATATATCTTTAAATACTCCTTCTACATAAGAAGCAGCATTATTTATTAATCCAGGTAAATCTCCACTAAATAAAGCTTTTACAGTATCAACTGCACCTTTACCTATATTTTTAGCTGTTGAAGCAAAATTTGCGAAATGGTCACTACCGTGAGCACCTAAATGCATACCACCAATTATATTACTCCATATATCACTAACACTTTGAGCTGGTGATGATGTTGGTGATGAAGCATTTACTACAGTATTGGTTGTTTCCTCTGTACTAATATTATCATACGCTTCATTAGTATAGGCTTTTCTAGCAGACCTTCTTCTCTTATTCTTACCTTTATATGTAGCAAACTGCCCATAACCCATGATAGTATCCAATGCATCATCTATACTCATATCATTAAATAATGAAGCATCTAAATGATTTACATTTCTTTCATCAGTTATGTTACTAACACTACTTCGTCTTCCAGCTTGAGCTAGATAACGACCAGTATTTATATCAGCTATTGAGTTTTTATCAGTAGCATACATTTTTGTTACATAGTCAAGAAGGTTTTCTTTTACACTAGAATGAGCTCCAAGACCATTTATTACCTGCAATAACTCTGGAAGATTTATAGTTCTTTTTTCTCTTTCAAGTTTAACAAATAATTCTTTAATGGTTCTATCATACTCATCTCTAGTATCTTCGTATGCTTTTACATCTTTTTTGGATTGACTCTTAGGACCTTTTAAATCTCCAAGTATTTTGTATATATTCTCTCCAAATTTAGTATTATTAAAAGCAGCTACTATTGAATCTTGAATATCATCTGCGATATTCAAATTCATTCTTTCTCTAGTTACATATTTACCAGTACTAGCATTAAAAAACTCTTCTTTCTCTCTAGCTTTTTTCAAAGCATTTTTATCTTTACTTTCTGCAATGACTTTGAGTAAAGAAGTTTGTTCTCTAAGCTCTTTTGTTATTATCTCAGTGATAGCGTGTTTTGTTTCTCCATCAAATGGAGTAGCAGCTCGATTTATATCAGCTCGTTTAATATTCTTTTGTCTGTCATCAACAGCACCAAAAGATCGACCGAGAAATCTTTTCACACCTGAAAGGAAATCAGTACCTGATGTGTTTGCCATATCACCTAAACGAGATAATAATTTAGGCATTGTATTATTAAATGTAGTTTCGAGTGCCTGAAGTGTATTAGCCAACATCTTTGGCATAATCCAACCGACTAAACCTTCAGTAACCATACCAAGAGGATTAGCTACTAACTGGTCTAACATCATATCATTATCTAAAAGACCAAGACTCATGCCAATATCGGTCTTCTTAAATGCAGCTTTCATGTTCTGCTTAACATAATCTTTGTATGATCTAAGATTTATACCACCACCTGATTTCATGACATCAGCCATGGTCATTTTACCATTTGAGCTATTATTATTATCGGCTTCAGACATTCTACCCATTTTTTCATAGTATGCTAATGAGCCTTCTATGAATTTACTCATATTCTCTGAATTGAAAGAATTTATAGAAGCTAATTCTGAATGTATATTAGTTAAATGGTTAATTATTTCAGCATGGTTTTTAGCCATTTGATGCATCATAGTAGATTGTACTGCTATGTATGCATCCATTGTGGCTTTTTGCATTTTTACTTGAGCAACCTGACCTTTAGCCATTTGGTCGCTAATTTTTAATACAGCTTCAGATGTTCCAGAATTCTGGTAGACATTATATGTGTTACCGCCTTCTCCACCATCATCTCCAAAACTATATCCATCACCATCAGAACCAAAACCGAATGAATTCATCATTGCTTCTTCAGCACGACCTTCATTATTTAGATTACCAGTTTTGATATCTGTTAGTGCATTTTTATATGCCTTTTCAGCATATTGTACATACCTATTACCCCTTATAGTATTAGCAACTTTATCTATAGAAGATACGTTTTGCCTTGCAGTTGTTACAAAATCTCTACCGATTTCTGCACCACTAACTACAGTATCATATATATTTGGGGTTATCTTTTGTATTACGTTTCTTGTACTAATACCAATACTTTTCATGGCAGATTGTAGCCATTTAGTATTGATATTTCTATTTGACATTCTTAAAAAATTGGCACTAGATCCACTTTTAGGCATAGAATTACCAACCTTTCTTAAGTATATTAATTAGGTATAACCCATTACACCAATGTTTTTAGGGGGTTTAGTTAGGAAAAAAAGGAAAAAAAATATAGACTGGTAGATTAAAAATAATCTACCAGTCTCGTTTGTGAGGTCTGAAGTAATAAGGCAAGTGTAATAATAATAATAGTAGTCTAATAATATCTATCTTTGGAGATTTTTATGTCATGTGTGTTGTTACATAATAACACACATGTGGTATGAAATTGGAAGTATTTTGACTGATAAATCAGTCTTTCCCGTCAATTGGGATTTCCTATTCGTTTTTGTTATTCCTTATTACTTCTAAGAAGATGTTACATAATCAAAATTTTACTTCCATTTCTTCTTTCTCTTCTTTTCATCTGTATGGTCAATAAACCATTGATGAGAGTCAAAATCTCCCTTAACTCTACTCCATTTACCTTTATCATCTAATTTATAGCTATTAATTTGGTCATTATTTAATACATCAATAATCCATCTCAAATCTTCTATTACATTAGATTCGGTTAATGATATAAGAGTTTCTACTCTTCTATCTAAATTCCTTGTTAATAAGTCAGCACTACTGATATAGTACTCTGGATTCTTTCCATTCTTAAAATAATATATTCTGCTGTGCTCTAAGAATCTACCAACTATAGAAGCTACTTCTAAATTCTTTCTTGGTACTATACTACAAGCTCCTCTACATATTATTTTAATTTTAACTCCAGCATCAGCAGCTTCATATAACTTATTAACCATTCTTGTATCTGATAAAGAATTTACTTTAATAAATATTTCTGCTTTACTATTCTTCTTAGCTAAAGATATTTCCCTATCAATACATTTCTCTAATTGCTTCCTTAAATTTACAGGAGCATAGAAAACTCTATTCAAACTCTCATCTGGTTTATTATTACCAGTTAGAATACTGAATATCATTAATAAGTCTCTACCTATCTTTTGTTTAGAAGTGAAGTAAGATAAGTCTGTGTATAACTTACCAGTTTTCTCATTATAATTTCCAGTAGCTACATGAGAATATATTTTAAGTTTACTATTTTCTCTTCTTACTACTATACACATTTTACAATGAGTTTTAAGATACTCTTCACCCAGTACAACTCTCACTCCATTTCTCTGGAGTTTCTCAATAACTTTTATGTTATTATCTTCATCAAACCTAGCTTTTATCTCTACCAGTACTACTACTGACTTACCTTTTCTTGCAGCATCACATAATGCATTTACTATAGGAGAATCAATACTAGATACTCTATAAAGAGTTTGTCTTATTACTTCTACTTTTGGGTCCATAGAAGCATGTTGAATAAACTTAACTACTGTATCATAGCTATCATATGGATGATGAAGTAATATATCTTCATTATTGATAGCATCAAACATGTTATAGTAGTTTTCATAATTCTCATACTGGAATGGTTCAAATCCCTTATAGTTATATTTATTCTCAAGAATTCTATCTTTAGATAATA